GTAACTTATGGCAACAATAAAAGTAATAGACATCGTGGAGCGTGTTGAAGACATTCTTCAGGACACAAATGTTCGTTGGCCGCGCTTAGAACTGCAGAACTGGATTAATGAATCCTATCTACAAATCATTCTAATGCGCCCAGATGCGAACTCAAAGACCTCTACCCTTACATGTGTAGCGGGGACACGTCAAACTTTAGCCGTAAGTTTCCCAACTGGACTACGCCTACTAGATGTAGTCCGAAACCTATCTACTTCTTCGAGTAAGAAGGTAATTAGACTTATTAGTCGAAGCGTTTTAGACGACCAGCGTCCTTCGTGGCACGCTGAGACTGGGACAGTAAATATCGAGAACTATACGTTCGACCCAAGGCAGCCTAAAGAGTTCTTTGTGTACCCGCCGGCTACTACATCGGCTCAAATTGAAGTTGTGTACGCAGACGCCCCAGGAGCTCATGCGCTTACTGAGGCACAACTAGACCCGACAGGAAGTAGTACGGTAGTTATTAACTTAGACGATACTTACTTAAGTTCTATTATCGACTGGGTCTTGTACCGTTCTTATTCGAAAGATGCTGAGTACGCGGCTAATGCACAGAGAGCAGTGGCTCATAACAACGCTTTCCTAGCAGTGATAGGCGCTAAAACACAGAGTGATGTAAGCTCTGCACCTCAAGAGAGTTAACTATGGCAACGACCTGGGATAAGTTCTACCCACATGTGCAACCATACGTGCCCGGGTGTCCTGAAATTGTTATAAAAACACATCTTCAGGAAGCGGCTGCGGAGTATTGCTCTAATAGTGAGATATGGCGATATAACTTAGAGCCTAGCTACACTAGCAAAAACACATCCGACTACGAGCTAGATGTGCCTAATAGGGCTGTGCTAGAGAATATTATGATACTTGTACTAGATGGAGTACCCTTGACCAAGGTGTCGGATAGACATTTCAATCCTGGTTCTCATGCCGATGGCTCTGTTTTAACAGGCACCCCTACACACTACAGTGTGTTCGAAGATGCTAGTATCCGTATGTATCCTACTCCTATTACTAAACATACTTTCACTGGCGTTTTAGTCGTTAAGCCTAGCTTAGCGTCTAAAGGGGTAGAAGACTTTATTTTTGAGTCGCACGGTCGTAATATCGCAGCAGGAGCTATTGCTCGAATCGCTGGGATACCTAATAAGGAGTGGAGCGACCCTGATGTTTCTATGCGAAGTCAAATTGAATTTGACCGTGCAATGTGCGCAGCTAAAGGTAGAGATACTCGCCGCGTTAATATGCGCGTAGCACCAGTTAACTTTTAGTTGACAACGAGACACCGTTAGGGTAAAGTTAACCTAACTTTAATTGCATACCAAATGCTGAGAACAACCCGACTAGTCGGTTAAATATTGGAGGCCTGAATGGCATATTACGATACAATCAACCTCGTATCCGGGGATGATAAACCAGAACTGAACTTCACACTTCGTGATTCTACTACAGCAGCAGCGGGTAAAATTCTAGACGAGGATGATGCTACTACCTGGGCTCCTATTGACTTAACTGCAGAAACGGTACGGATTAAGTTTCGTTCTCTAGGCGGGGACACAGTACTAGATACTATGACCTGCGGCAAGACAGCCCCATATACTGATGGTAAATGTTTTATGCAATGGAACCTTACAACTTTAGATGTTGATGCTGGTACTTACGAAGGTGAAATCGAATTAGAAGATTCTTCAGGTAAGATACTTACCATATTTGACAAACTAAAGTTCAAGGTTAGAGCGGACTTCTAGTAATGGCTATACGTGCCACAATTAGCATACAGAGAATACAAGCTCAGACTGCTACTGAACTCGTACAAGCACAAACAGATTACCAGTTAGCTGTAGCATCTGAGATATGGACAGACCCTGATTCTAAAAATAGAGTACTGTTTGAGAACATTCCGTTAAGTGATGTAGTATTTAAGTTACTTACAAAAGATTTAACTGATAGTGCTGCAGTTACCGACCTATATGCCTCACATTTCAGTAAAGGAACAATAGTAGAATCAGTTAGCGTAGCTGACATTATTGCTAAAGTTGTTACCTATAGGAGAGACTTTAGTGATGCTTTCACTTTAGATGACCTTGCTCAGATTGATAAAGATTTCTATGGCAATAAAGGTAATATCTTTGCTTTTACTGACATTATTGGGCTAACTCATAATAAAAACCTAACTGATTCATATACTGTAAGTGATGTAATTGCTATAGCAATGGCTTACAGTAGAAGCTTTACTGATTCAACAGTATTAAGTGATTCTGAGTACTATACATTTACAAAAAGTACATCAGACTCACTCGCACTCCCAGATGCTCAATTAAAAGGGCTTACTAAACCAGAAACGGATAGTTTTACTTTCGGGGATGCTACAGATAAGCATCCTAGTTTATCTAAAACAGATCCTTTTTCTTTCACTGATAGTTCTTATTTTTCTACTAGTAAAGGAGCTAGTGATTCTGTATCTCTTGCAGACTCTCACTATAGAACACTAACTAAAATAATTGCTGATGCATTTGCACTAGATGATAGTGCTTTAATAGATAAAGATTTCTATGGCAATAAAGGCAATGTATGTACAGTTTCAGATTTAATAGCTTTTACTTTAGTATATAGTCGATCCTTTACAGATTCGTTCGCCTTTAATGACACTACAATTACAGAATTAGCTAAAGTAATTAATGATGTAGTCACCATGACTGACTCAAGCTTTATCGAACAAGGTAAGGATGCTACAGATGTATTAGGATTTGTAGATTTAATGGCTAGCAATGTAAGTAAAGCATTTACGCTAGACCAAACAGTATTATCTGATAGTTCATCTAGTCTAGTAGATAAAGGTATTGTTGATTCTGTATCATTTAATGATAGTACAGTTTCAGAAATAGCTAAAGTAGTTACTGATGCATTTGCATTAGATGACAGCGCTTTAATAGATAAAGACTACTTTGGTAGCAAAGGGAATGTGTGTACGGTTTCAGATATAATAAGTTTTGCCTTTATCTGGAATAGGACTTTAGCGCATTCATTCTCTTTTAGTGATGAAGATTCTTACCTATTAGGTAAGAATCTTAAAGGAACTGGGGAAGTAGTAAACCTTGGTGATGTAGTAGATATTGCTACAATCTCAGGAAAGGTGCTCAACGGGGCACAACTTAATAGAATAACATTAAACTAGGAGTTTAAAAATGATACAAGATAATTTCGCACTAACAGGTGCATTAACGATTGCTATTAATGATGCAGTAGTTCAAGAGACTGATAACTTAGTAGTAGATAGCGGTAAGAAGTGGGTAGCTAGAATGATGAAAGCTGCTGACGGTGTTATGACACACATGGCTATCGGAACAGATGGTACTGGTGCATTAGCAGCAAACACTGGCCTTGGTACAGAACTAGAAAGAAACGCTTTAACTGTATCAGGTGGTACTGTAGGTACTGGTGCAGATGCCAATACAATTGCTTACGCTTGTACTTTCCCTGCTGGTGATGGTACTGGTGCTATTAAAGAAGCGGGTCTTTTTGAAAACGCAGGTAATAAAGTAGATGATGTCAATATAACAGCAGAAGGTACAGGTTATACTTCAGTACCAACAGTAGTTTTCACAGGTGGTGGTTATACTACAACAGCAGCAGGTACTGCTGTTTTAACAGCTGGAAAAGTAACATCAGTAACTATAACAGCTGCAGGTGCTGGTTATACGTCAGCTCCTACTATGACTTTCACAGGTGGTGGTGGTTCAGGTGCAGCAGCAACAGCTACATTGAAAGAAGGTGGTGATATGCTTGCTCGTACTGATTTTGCAGTAGTGAATAAAGGTGCGGCTGACTCAATGACGATTACTTGGACTATTACAGTATCTTAATTTAGGGAGTTTATAGGAGGTTAGTATGGCTGTAAAATTCAGTAATAATGCTGCGACTACCTTGTCGGTAGGTATAGCGCTCGGGGCAACATCTTTTACTGTTGCTTCGGTAGCTGGCTTCCCTGTAATTGCTGCAGGTGACTGGACTTATGTGTCTCTAACTGATGAAGTAGTTAAAGTTACTGCTATTAATACAACTACAAAAGTATTTACTTGTGCTGCTACAGCTAGTGCCCATGTGGCTAGTGTTACTGTTGAGTTAAGAATGACAGCTGAGTTACTAAATGATTTTGCAGAAGACACTGAAGCAGACCCTACTGGTGAAGCAGTAGCAATGGCAATTGCCCTCGGATAGGAGAAATAAATGGGAAATATATTTAAACGAGCAACAAAGGACGCTTTAGGGACTACTTTTGCATTAGGAGAAGTTTATCAGTGTCCGAACACTAATCCAGATACTACAACAGTTATTATTGGAGGCGTCATATCCAATACAGGAACAGCAACAGTTAATGCAGAAGTTGTTGTAGTTATTTTTGGGGGTGCTACTATTAACTTAATAGGTAAGGATACACCCATCCCAGCAGGTACGGCTTTGAGTTTTATTGATGGCAAAGTAGTGATGCAGGAAGGAGACTTTTTGAAAGCTAAAGGATCAGTTGCAGGCAAACTTGATGTAATGCTTTCTGTAATGGAGTCAAGTTAATGTCAGGATATATCGGTAAAGGACAACCTGTAGCAGTAGAAGACGGTTCAGTAGAGATTGATGACTTCAGTGCTACTGGCACAGCATCCGCTACCACATTCCTTAGAGGTGATAACTCTTGGACAACAGTTGATACAGACTT